ATCAGCAGCAGCTAGGACTTCACCAGCGGTAAAGGTTTTTCTTGGCATTGGTTTCCTTTTGTCTTAGTTTAGTTTACTACTCGTAGGCAAGTCGGTCATTGTCTAGCTCACCGAGTACCGCGTCATCTAGGATAAATACCGCAAAGTCTAGGCGCTCTAGGGCAAAGCTTATGTTCTTGCTACCAGGAGTCCAGTCGTGGTTTACCCCGATGATTCGACAGTATTGCTCAATAGCTGGTGGAATGTCGGAAGGTTCAAACCGAACCTGAACAATGTCACCGATTTCTAGGTCTAGCACCTTGTCCTGATTTACGGTTGTCAGGGTATCTAGGACTACTGTGACGGTCTCAAAACGGTACTGAGGCTCTTTGTAGCGAGCTAGGAAGAAGTCAGCTAGGAACTGAAGCTGGTCGGGCTCTTGGATAAGTAGTCCAGATTGGCTTAGAGTTCTTGGTCCGTAGACTGCTTGAGAAGTTGCATCCTCGGCAAATGCTTCTTCTGGAATGGCATCTGCGTTTGTTAGGGCGATTCGGTTGTATAGGTTTTCTGATCCATAGATGATGTTTACATCAGCAAACTGAATACCTGTATAAACGCCTGCAACTACTTCATCTGAGAACACGATGTCAGGGGTGTTAGGGACAGCGTTTCTTTCGCGGAATACAACTTTTCCATCCTTGCCCAAGAACAAAGTACCGAACTCTGAGTTAGCCACAAGCTGTAGGTACTCAAGCGCTCCTGTGCCTTCTGCTACATCTGCATCAAGCATCAAAGAGTTTCCTGCGTCAATTTCTCTTAGCTCGGCAGGCCAGTCAATTTCAGGTCTGTCTAGGACTGTGTTTATGCGAGCGCCTGATAGCTCTGAGTTAGGAGTAAACTCCTCAAGTCCTGCGTTAGTGAGAACCGAAAGAGCGTCAGAAGCGTCAATACGGACAACAGACTGCACGCCTGGCTCGTACTGAATGTCAAAGTCATCTACAAAGCCGATGAAGACTGGCTGGTCGTTGCTAGTCACCCGAACCGAACGCCTAGGAATGAGCTGACCGAAGTATGGGCCGTTTTCGTATAGAGGGTCAAAGGTTCTGTCTGAGTTATCTACTGTGACAGAAAGAACACCAGCGTCAATGCGATCTAGGGCCTGTGACTTACCACGGCGAATCTGAGCTGTGACAAGTCTTGAGGTGATGTCAAAATAGCGCTCGCCGCCAAGAGTAAAGCTAGTTCCGTCAAGTACGCCTCGGACCGAATCGTCAAGCTTGAAGGCGTAGGGGTCGCGCTCGCCTAGATTTAGACCAAGCTCAACCTTGACTGCGGGAGCTGGCATTACGCGCCCTGCCAAACAGCACCAGAGGTGCGCTCGTAGTCCTTGATTGCGTCTACGATGGCTTTACCGATTGTGGCTCCAGAACCTACTCCACCGCTTACATTTATGTTGTAGACAGTTTCCTGCTTACCCTGACCGAATAATGAGTTAGTGCCTGTTGTAGCAATTTCAGATGCTAGTGAACTAATCTCCCCGAATCCTGTGTTTATTTGACCTAGAGCGCCAGCACCGCCTGCTACAAGGGCGCTTGCTAGTCTCGCACCAGCCATAGGACCAGCCTGAATAACTTGCTGTAGTAGTGCTGGGTCGAGACCCATAGTTGCAAGTTGTGAGATGTTCTTGGAAAAGTCCCTTACCTTAGACAAAAGCTTATTCATGTTGCGAATGATTGCGTTGGTAGATCCACCGAGTCCTGTGATATCAAAGGCTCCCAGAATTGCATTTTTGATTCCAGCAAATGTAGATTTGACCGAATCCAAGAATGAGCTATAAATGCGCTCACGCTCGGCTAGAGCAGCAGCCTCAGCAGCAGCAGCTTCCTGTTGTGCGCGAGCCATTTCAGCAGCAGCTTCAGCAGCAGCTTGAGCTGCTTCTGCAGCAGCTTGAGCTGCCGCTTGCTGACCAGCAGCAGATTGGTTGTATCTCTTAGTTAGATTGGCAATCGCAGTTTGACCATTTTTAGCAATCTTGGCCTGAGCCTGATTAGCAGCCTTTATAGGTGTTGAGCTACTTGTAATCCATTCAGCTACAGCTTGTGATAAACCACTACCGATAAGCTTTGTTTCTTTTTTTGCAACCTTAGCGTCCTTTTTGGCTGCTGCAATAAGCGCTGGTAAACCAGTAACCGATTGGCTTGCAGATCCACCGCCAGTAGTTCCAGTAGTTGGAGTGGTAGTAGTGGTAATAGCCCCATCTTTACCTAGTTTTACTCCAGCTTGCTCAGCCATACGGCGCATCTCATTAGCCGCTTCCCCAGCAGAAATCCTAATGCCCATTACCTGTGCTTTTAGATTGTCAAGCCTAGCCCTGTCAGCATTTGCTACTTCTGCTCCAAGTCTTTGAGCTTCTGCTGTAGCTTGCTGGAATACAACACCAACTACACCGTATTTATCACTAACATACTTTGAGTCTTGTCCAGATTTCTTTATTTCCTCACGGAAACTTACGACTGATGCACCAGTTGTGTCTACTGTGTACTGTAGCTTTTTCATTCCGTCATTGACAAGAAGGACCCCAGCAGCAAGCAGGGTAAGTGTTGCAATAATTGGATGGGCGGTAAATACCGCCAAAGCTGTCGTTACAAGCGTTACAGCCAATCTGACACCCATAAACAATGCGGTCAGTTGTAGCAAGACCCCGAAGTTTTCTGAAATCAGCCTAAAAGCCAATCCAAGGCCATCCGCCAATCCAGAAACAGTTGCACCAGTAGTAGTTGTCTTATCGCCCATGTCTTTGATTAACTGGGTAAGAATCTGAATAGCTGGTTGGGCATCTGTGACAGTTTGAACAAGTCTTGGAGTCAGCTCATCTACAAGCGGTTTTAGAACTGCAACAAGCCCACCCATGGCTGGCAAAAGCTGAGTTCCGACAGTAGCCTGCATGTTTTCAAATGCAGCCTGGAGTTTCTTTTGCTCTACATACAAGTTGCCTGACTGCGCCCTAAAAGCACCGCTGGCATCAGCAGCACGCTGGTACAAAAGCTCCAACCGAATAGTCTGCTCAGCGTTTCTACGAGCAGAACCCTCTAGCTTGTCAAGTCCTCTAGCTGCAAGTTCAGAGTTAATTTCGCTCTGCTTCATAGCGACACCGAACTTCTCAATCGGGTCGTACTCACCTCGGAACAATGCGGTCATACCAAGCAAAGCTTCTTGGACATCGTAGCCGTAGGTTGCAGCTAGGTCTACACCAAGTTCGACAAGCTTTTGAGTTTCGCTAGTGACAAATTCCATGCTAAAGCCAGACTGCTTTAGAACAGATCCTAGGAATACCGATGCCTTGGCAGCGTCTTTCTGAGCAAGACCCAAGCCTTCGGCATTTAGTGAGAATTTCTCAATGGCTGGTGCAAATTCATCAAAAACAGTTTTGACCGAGAATAGGTTTCTTTCTAGGTCACGGGCAGAGTCAATGGACTCTTTCGTAAACTGAACTGCTTTGGCAGCAACACCAAATGAGGCAAGTGCAGCACCGACTTTACCTAGAGTCCCGCCAAGACCACCCGCAGCATTACCGAAAGCGCCAAGTTGCCTAGTTGCAGCGGCTAGTCCGTCTCCTTTGAATGTGCTGACCACATTCAGGAACATGTTGCTCATCGAGAAATCCTATCTATGTTTGCTTCTACTATTTTGACAGCTTTGATAATCGCTTTTTCTGCTTCTCTTGTCACAGTAGGTTCGGACTTATCAAACCCTGGATAAACATTCCTAGACTTTTTACGCTTACTTGGCTTTGAGATTGCACCTAGATTTGTAATCATTCTTTGTACAGCACTTGGTCTAATTTGATGCGTACGGCTAATTTCTTCGCCACCGAACTCTCTAATTTTATACAACCGAGTTCTACCCCCGCCACGGACCTTAGTTGCAAGATCACCGATTACAGTTGCGGCTGACCTAATCCTTAGCCTGGCGATGCCTGTTTGACCTCTTTTAGGCCGATTGAAAGCCTCAATAAAAACTGAATCGTATGGATAGCGCTTTGCTCCGCTAACTGGGCTACCAACCGAACCATAATCACGACCCCAACCAGTTCGACCACCGTGACGCATACCACGCATAGGCCCGTTTGAACCTAGACCTTTTAGTTCCTGTCTAACCGAAACCTGAGCTGGTTTCATAATTTCCTTGAAGTCTTTTTTGAGCTGAAAGGATGCTTCTTTATCCGTCTTGTTAAGTTCTCTAGCAAAGAGCTTCCAGTCACTTGCATAAACTTTTATGGCGCTATTACGCCCAGTGTAAAGTTTCAATGCCATTTAGTCCGCCTATCTAACCTAAGTCTACCGAACAAAAAAGAAGCACCCCGAAGGGTGCTTCTTCTCAGCGCTTAGGTGCTTGGTGTGTGGCTCGCCATACAAGATAGCGACCAATGGTCCAGAGCATCCTCTCATCAAGCTTCATAAGCTCAAGAGGGCTGATGCCTGTCTCGACAGCTAATGTGGCAATGTACCAATGAGCTGACGATTCACCAAGCCCAACTATTTTTTTTGTTCAGACGGGCTAACACTTTCTACAGTGTCCACCCACTCCTCGAACGAAAGAGTAGTTGCTTTAGTGCGGGACTCGCTTGCCCAAGCTAGGAAAAGCAAGTGAGTAATCTTGATGTTGTTTTCAAGACTGGCTATTGACATGTCAAACTTGGTTTCAAGCTTTACCATGTCAGATGGATTGCAAACGATTTCTTTTAGCTCATCTGGCTTAGCAGAGTAAGCAACTTGTAGGTTTAGTCTCATAGTGAAATCCTAGCAGGGATTACGGGGCTGTTGCCCTGGTGACTTCACCAGATACAGGCCATGTAACCGAAAGTGTAGCCAAGTCACCGACTGCACCAGCGAAAGGCTGGTACTGGGTTACTAGAGCTGTGAACTGGTACTCAGGGTTGGTAGCGGTGACTGTGCCAGTAGTAGGCGCAATCTTTACAGCTACGGTTGAACCGAGTAGTGGGAACAATAGAGCGTCTACGGAGCCAGCTCCGAAGTCCTGGTGGAAGTCTAGTGATACAGAAGCGTCTTTTAACCCGCCGATGCGTGATCTGTAAGTGCTTCCGAAAGCTGTAGTCTCAACTTCGTCTGATGTGATGTCAAGAGTAACAGAAGCTACATCGTCACTGATGACGGTAGTGCCTACTGTAATCTTGTAGTCTTTTGCAAAAAACTTTGCCATTTATTTCTCCTAGTTTGCTATGACTGTGACCGTGAAGTCGGCAGCCAGGTATGTGTTGTCATTTAACTGAATTGAACCAATGGAGTTCAATGAAGTCACTCGACAGTCGTAGGCTGTTCCGCCAAGGCTCTTGTCTAACTCTATCGCATTTTTGATAGAGTTTTGCCCTGTCGAGATGTAGCCGTCAAGCGCTCTTTGGGCGTATTTTTCGGCTGACCTACCAACAATAACTGTGACCGTAAAGTTATAGTCCACAAGACCGTTACCGTATGCCTTATCGTAATTGACGGAATCCAAAGACACGATAGCAATAGGTGGGTTTGGATTGTCAGGGATTTCTGCCGATGTGCGAAGACCAGTGATAGTCGCAAGGTTAGCGGCAATCCCAGCGCGGATGTCTGAGATAGAAGCCATTAGGAGAAAGTCCTCATAATGCGATACGGCATAACTAGCTGCTCTACATCTGGGTCAAGTGAACGACCAACACGAATAGCTCCAAGATCACCGAATCCTGCAACACCAAGAGGTGAGTCAAGACGCTTGTAGATTCTGGAT